CCCTTATTATTCATAAGGTGTTCATAGATTGGTGTAGGATACGCTCCCGGAGCACTCGGTTGAGCTACCACGTCTACGGTGATAATCTCAAAATCACTTACTTCACCGGAACCGTCTTCTTTGACGTTCCCGGATCCGCGTGAACTAACTCCTAACTTCACACTACTTTCTAACATAGCTTTCACTAGTTGTCCCATTGGTGTTGGTAGGATTTTTAATTTACCGTAACCGTTTGGGCCATCCATCCACATTTCTGTGATCATATGGCTCACCCGGTCAAGGTTAATTCTTAGGTCATCAGGATGATCCACTTCGCCAAGAACTGAGTATCCACCGGCACATTGGTCGTTCAGGGTTTTGACAGCCCTGCCGATTTCATTTACAGGATAAACACGCTGATTTTGATTCCGGACGCCGCCTTGAATGCAAATACCTTTCATATAAAGGTTCTTGCCGTCTTGGCCGTCGGACTCAACGACCATTCTCGCTTGATCAAAACTCAGGTTTTCACGAAGATAGTTCATCTACCTAACCTTATCTGGCTCGGCCTGGAGCACCGTTGATTGGAGAGCCTGCGCCCTTATCACCGTTGTCGCCGTTACCCTTACGTTCTGCACCGTGTCCTGGCTCTTTCTTCTTGAATGCTGTTTTACCTGCATTGCCGCCTGGAACGTTGACGTTACCAAAGTTTTCTTCTTTAGTATTTGGCTTTAGCAAACCGCTTTGTACGCCTTTGCCACCGTCTGTGCCGCCTTTAGCGATATTAGCAGTAGTACCGCCCATATCGTTTTTACCTGCTACGATTGACTTGTTGTTTACACCGTCATCACCGTATTTTGGATTTGCTACTTTTTCAATGTATTCACGCATGAAGTTGTCGCTAACTTCGAAACTGTCTTTTACAGGTTCGTCGCTATCCATGCCCATTTCGTCGTCAGCTTCTTCGCCTTCTTCGTCACCGGCTTCTTCGCCTTCTTCACCGCTCATCATTTTTTCAAATTCTGCTTTTAAGTCGTCTAGTGCGTCTTCTAAATCGACTACGCGATCTTCAATATCGCCTTCGCCTTCCATGTCGTCGCCTTCTTCATCACCGGCTTCAATGTCGCCCATGAAGTCATCAGTAGCGTCGCCACCGATATCGTCGCCGCCCATGTCGCCCATGTCATCCATGCCGCCCATGTCGTCTTCTGGTTCTTCGTCGTCAGTTTCGGTGAAAGTAACTTGCATTCCTTCATCTACTTCTTCGTCTTCTTCTTCGTCTTCTTCAGACTCTTTAGCTTCATTAAAGTCTTCTGCTAAAATTTCTTCGTAGATTTCACGAGATTTTTCTACTACCAACTGATGGAAAAGCTCCTTGGCTTTATCTTGTTCATCAGAAATTAAATACTCGAGCATCTGCTCGAACTTTGATCGATCAGTCATGTTTGTCTCCTATATATAGTGTGCGAGGCTGTCATGTATATTTACATCAAACTGTAAAATACACCTAGATATAGCCTCGTTTTAGCTGATTTTGTTGTTATGCTGGTGGAGCCGCGGGAGTTTTGTACATTTGTTCCACAAACTCTAGTTCTTTTTCTTGTTCTAGAATATGTTGTTCAGATGATTTCCGTAGCTCGTTAATCTGTTTAAGAGACAGACGTGTCTTTCTCGTGTCTTTCTTTTGCATAGATGTTGAGTCGCGGCCTGGGTTGTAACGCAAGTCGTTTGCACCAGCTTTCATATCCTGGTCCATATAGAACAGTTCTCTTAAGATCATAATGTTATTTATGCGACTGGTGGTGGTGTTGTAGGTGCAGCGCCTACACCAGGTACAGGTGCAGCAGCTTCAGCACCTGGATCAGCAGCCATATCGGGAGGTGCATCTGCATCAGCCATGTCAGTAGCATCAGCTTCAATACCCGCTTGACTTACTCCTACACCTCGCAGTTCACCCGAGCTGTCTGTTACAGCAGGATTACTCTTGCCGTTTTCTTCTGCCCATAAACGTTCATTTTCTGCAATCTCTTCTTCGCTTAATCCTAAGTAACGCTTCAATGCAAAACGTTTAGAGATATAAACTTGCTGACTGATAGTTCCGTATGTATTAATACGTTGATTATCTAGTTCAGCTTGACGATAAGTTGCAAAGTTTTGCGGTGGTTGGAACTGTAACTCAAACAAACTTGAGTCAATGTTGACGCCTCGTTCGTATAGATATAGTTTAAATTCTGTATCAAACTCGTCTTGCATTAAACTCTGTAAACGCATACAGTAGTTGTTAAAACGCAGTTCTTGAATGTATGCTGTGCCAACGCGACCGTCATTATATGATGCTTGGCTATCATCTGCACCTGTTGGCAGATAACTACTTGGGATTCTTAAACCGCGGAATAACTTGTTAGTAAAGTACTTTAAGTCGTCAATTTCACCTAGGTTAGTACCGCCAGGTAGTGTTTCAACTTTGCTTCCTCGTCCTTCAGCGGTGGTTGGGAAGAAGTAATCTTCGTTGATACTTAACGGGTTGTACGCACTATCAATAACGTTAGCGCCACCGCCAGTACTACTTGGAATTCTTCTTTGGTGTATTTCATTTTTCACCCTTTCAACAAAGCCCATAGCCAAGTGACTGGGCATATTACCTACGTCAATGTAAAAAATACGTCTTTCTGGAGCTCGTTGTATACGATAGATTAGAATAGCATCTTCAAGCAGTTCTTTTTGTTTGAACACTTTAAAAATATTTTCTAACAAACTGTTACCAAACGGATAGTTGTTGTCAAGTCCTTCGCTGAGACTTAGATGAATAACATGTTCAGCATCTATTGCCAACTCGTTTTGCTGTGTATCGAATCTAGTGCCAGTTGATCCGCCTGCTGGGTAAGTTCCAGATCCTCCTCGCATTGCACCTGCGTTAGGTCCTGCAAAGTTAGTACCTCTGCTGTTAGCGTTGAGGTTGCTGGGTTGAATCTGTGTTACTGATAAGTCTACTAGGTTAGGATTCAAGTCACGGATAACATATTGCTCAGGTTCTTTACCTTCACTTTCGTTAACAATAATCTTGACAATCTTTGCTGGATCAATGTGCATCCATTTTTTATTTTCAGGATCTCGAACAAAGAACGCATCACCGTATTTGAATACGTTACGTACAATACGAAAGATTCTAGTTTCAAATTTTTGTAACTTTGACCATTGTTGTAGATATTCTCTAAGGATACTTATTTCACTGTTAGTAGCTTTACTTTTAAAATACAAGTGAAACGGTGTTTGATTTTCTCTATTCTTTTGGCTGCAAAACTCTGCAATAATATCTAAGGCAGCATTAACTTCACTGTCCATATCCATAGTGTCGTACTGCATGTAACGTTCAATACGATTAGGTGCGCCTGTGTATACGTCTGGTAAGAAGCTGCTGTAATTCTTTTTAGCAGGCCCCATGCCAGTATTAATAGTAGAGACGCTGCCAGATGCGCTGGGCGCATTGTTTACATTAACTGGTGTGAAATACTTTTTCCAACTCATTATTATGCCTTATACAAGTTTGCGCTAGACGATTTTGTAGCTTTAATCTGCTTTGCGCCGAGATCTTCTGTTTTAGACAGAAGTTGTCCCATTAACATATTTAACGATTGTAACTGCTTAACGACATCATTCATGGTGGCGGCTTTTCCTTGCGGTTCGGCCGCAGGTGTTGCTGCCGCTGCTGGCTTCGCATCTACTGGAGTGTATTCTTCTCCAGTTTCTGGATTTATTTTCTTACCGGGACTAGCTGTTTTATTAACTGCTTTTGGAATGGTTGCAGCCTGTGCTTTTATGCTGCCGCCCATTCCTGGCATGTTAAACATGTCGAGATTGATTCCGGATGCTGATGATGCGTTGCTGCCGGCTTCTTTGGCTACTGCTTCATCTACACCTGCAAACTCGCCCATGTCGAACTTTTCAGTAGCAGCCGATGCATTGTCAGCAAACTTCTGTAAAGTGCTGTCCATGTCGTCATAATAATCTGCCAATGAGTCAGTTTCGTCTTGTTTGGCTGCTAACTGCTGTTCTGCTTGTTCCTTAGTTTCTTCTAATAGAGTTGCATTAGACAGTTTAACAATCGCCATTTCTTCGGCTACTAATGTTTTAGTAGTTTCGACTTGTTCTTCTTTTTTACTAGTTTCCCAAGAGATGCCATCGTCGATCTTCTTTTGTATTTCAGCTCGTTTAGCCTGATACTCTTCTTTAATTTTTACTGCAACTTCGTCAGCTTTCATAACTGCTTGAACTTTTGAAAACTTACGATCTTCTACAGACATACCATCAGTTAATACTTTCTTACGTTCAGCCCAGTCGTTTTCGTACTGTTTACGCAGTGTTTCCATTTCTGTTTCAGCAGTTTTACTAGTATCCGACTGTGTTCGTTGAGTTGTAGTACTGCCGCCGCCACTAGTTGTGCTAATAGAAGTGCTGATGTCTTTAGAAATAGTACTTAAATCAAATTTATTCATTCCCCCGGTAGGATTTCCGCCTGGCGGAGCCATACCTTTCATCGAGTCGTATATTGTTTTAAACTTGTCGTCTTTGGTTTCCAAGTCCGGTGGTGGAAGTTTTCCAATCATACCACCTAAATCAAATCCATCCATTCCTCCGGTAGGATCTCCACGCTTATTGTCGTCCGATTTAGGCAAGGCGCTTTTAAGTGCTCCGATAGCAGTACTAGCACCTTCGCCTTGGATTCCTTTGGCAAGATTTGCCATTTGATCTTCTGTGATAACACCTTCTTTACCGTGCAACATAGTTAATGTGCCGGCTCCGAAGTCTTCAATAATCTTACCAGTAGTACCTAACGAGCCAGTTGACTTACCGGGAATCTTGTCGCCACCAATGTAGATATTCTTTGCAGTTTCAATAATCAGCGAGCCAAGATCTGCAACAGCCTTAGTAGCTGCTCCTGTGACGCCGCCGCGTTCTTCGCGCAGTTGTGCTGATGATTTTTGTCTGCCTTCGGGCGTTGTTTCTTCTACAGGTTTTAAGCCAGCTAATCCTTTCTTTTCTAAATCTTGAAATGGCAATGTACTGCGATACTTGTCAGACATGGCTCCTAGGCCGTCTTCGTTTGATTTAGATTTAGCAGCGGCTTCTCCTACACTAGCTGCTGCTGCCAAGGCATCTTGTTTAGCTTGTTGTGTCGTAACCATTGCACGACCTGTCTTGCCCACATCTTCGTATTTGCCGTCTGCACCTTTTTTAAGTCCAGTCTGTGCAGCTTTTACATCATCAAGTGCTAACTTCAGCGCGGCAGCATAGCTCTGTTGAGTGTTTAACAATATACCATTTGCATCTGCAACTTTCTTAACACTGTGGTACATTGTGTCAGTAGTTTCAACCATACCTTTCGAGATTGATCCAGCTGACCCAATCGAATCGCCAAACGTAGCCAAGTTTAACAATGTTCTATCGTTAGCATTCTTCATCGACTCTGCGTCAACTTTACTTCTAGCTTCACTAGCTTTAGTAAAGTCACCGCTTTGCATTGCTTTGATTTGATCTTCCATGGCACGACTCTGATCGCCCATCAATGCAGATTGTGTAGCTGCCTGTTTAGTATTATAAGTTCCTGTGGCAAAGAACTCTTTGTACATCTGTTCAGTACCGTTCTTCTGCGCTTGCAAAAGCCCTAACTGGTATTCTTCTTTCATTTTAGCGATTTCTTCTTCGCTTTTTCCCTGCGCCATCAATCGCATTTTAGCTTCAATACGGCCGTCTGCTTGTCCTTTCTTTAGTTCTTCTGCTTGCTGTTCTCGGCTTTTACCTGTGAGTTTAGCAACAGCATCCATTTCGTATGCTAAGTTTTGCGCGGCGGTAACCGATGCTTTACGACCTAGTTCAGTGTCTTTGTATCCAGACTTTTGCATGCCTACACTCAAGGCCAACACTTCATTTAATTCTTTACTAGTATAGCCTAGGTCACGTAGTGATGACGAACTCTTATCGTCAAAGAATGTTTTGCTTAGTTTAGCAAATGCTTCTGCACCTCTAGTTACGTTGCCGCCCATGCCGGCTAAAGTAGTAGAGTTAGTTTTTATAACGTCTGCAAACTCAGCTAAACTTAGTCTACTTTCAAAAGCAGCTTTGCCCATGCCCAGTATGTCTGTGCTGAAACTAGCACCTGATTTACTTACATCTTGAAACGTACCTAACAGTTGCTCGCCGCCTGATAATATGCCGCTGGCAATTTTGCTAACTACGCCGCCGGCATCTTTTAATGCACTAGTAAGACTAGTAGTCTCAATGGGGGTGGAGTTACCACCCTTGTTCATCTTTTTCAGCTCTCTGAGGATTTCGGCATCGCGTTCTGACATTTATTTTTCCTAGAAAAATGCGTATATAAATACTATTA